ATGTATTTTGGAATTTACTCAATAACAAATGTAGTAACAGGTGATATGTATATAGGACAAACGATCCAAGATTTTGAAAAAAGATGGAAAAGCCATATAAGTGCTTTAAATAGAGGTAATCATGATAATGAATATCTTCAAAGAAGTTGGAATAAATATGGAGAAGATGCTTTTAAGTTTAAAGCTATATATTATTGTGATGAACTTGACATTTTAAATGATTTAGAAAAGTATTATATAAAAAAATATGATACTTATAATAATGGATTTAATATGACAGAAGGTGGAGACTATTTTCTAAATGAAATTCCAGAAGAAATACGAAAGAAAAGATTAGAAAATTTAAAGAAAGTAAATAGAGAAAGAAGTGATTATACAGAGCATCAAATTGCTAAGGTTAAGGAAATGTTGTCAGTACTAGAAAATAATCCAATCTCTATAAAGAAAATATCTAAATTAACTGGAGTTAGAGAAAATATCATTTATAGCATTAAAAATCTTGACTCTTGGATAGATGTGAGATCCGATTTAAATGAAAAAATCAAACAATTAAATTTTATAGAGTGTAGAAATAAAAAAATTATAGAGGATTTATATTCTTATAATTATTCTTTAGAAGAACTTTGTAATAAATATAATCTTGCAGAAAATAGCATTAGAACTATTTTTTACAAAGAAAAAATAAAAGATTATGGTAAAGTTTTTAAAGATGTGAAAAATACTCGAATAAAACAAAAATTTTTAAAAGGAATGGAAAAAGGTATCGAAACGTTTATAGATATGGAAAATTTTACTGGACATTCGAGATATACACTTGAAAAAATGTGTGAAAGAGAAGGATTACAAGAACAATGTAAAAAGCTAAGAAAAATAAGAAATAAAAATATGTATAAGAGCAAAGAAAAAGGAGTTAATTATGATATTAAAAGGAAAAGTTGGTTTTTAAGAATAAATTTTAATGGCAAACAGATACCAATAGGTCATTTTAAAACAGAAAAAGATGCTATAGATGCAAAACAACAGTTAATTCCACATATAAAAACTAATGATTATACTTCTATATTAGCAATAAAAGCTAAATATAGTAAAAAAGTTACTCCTAAGAAAACTATTAAAGCAATAAACATAAAAGATAATTCAGAAGAAATTATTGAAGGAATAGGAGTTTGTGCAAGAAAACTTGATATTCCAAGAAAAAGCATAGAAAAAGTGTTACAAGGAAAACAAAAAACAACTTATGGATATACATTTGCATATGTTTAAATGTTAAAAACAAATATTTAAAGTCCATAAATAGGTTTACAACTTTTAAGACTTATGATACAATATAAGTATAAAAGATAATCATAGGGGGTTGTAAATATGAAATATGGATATGCAAGAGTTAGTACTTATTCACAAAAGAAAGATGGTAACTCATTAGAAAGTCAAAGAGAATTATTATTAAATGAAGGTTGTACAGAGGTATTTTCAGATGCTTATAGTGGATTAAAAACAGATAGACCAGAATTCACTAAACTATTAGGGCTTTTAAAAGAAGGTGACACTTTAGTAGTAACTAAATTAGATAGATTTTCAAGAAGTGCATCAGCTGGAATTAAGTTAATAGATTCACTATTGGAAAAAGGTGTTAAGGTCCACATTCTTAATATAGGGCTTATGGATACAACACCTACTGGAAAGCTTATAAGAAATATCTTCTTCAGTTTCGCAGAGTTTGAAAGAGATATGATCGTAGAAAGAACTCAAGAAGGTAAGGCGATAGCAAAACAAAGAGAAGATTTTACAGAAGGTAGACCGCAAAAGTATTCAAACAAACAAATTAAGCATGCCATTGATCTAAAGCAAAGTGGCATGAGTTATAAGCAAGTTACAGAAGTAACAGGAATAAGCAAAGCTACACTAATTAGAAGAATGAAAGAATATCAATAAGAAAATAAATAATAATACATTTTAAAAGTCAGAGAAATCTGGCTTTTTTTATTAGGAATATGTTCCGATTGAAAAAATATTGTTGGGAGATTAGAATATAATTATCAGTTAAATATTGGGTGTTCGTTCAAAGGTAGGACACAGGATTTTGATTCCTGGAATAATAGTTCGAATCTATTACGCCCAGCCATGTATGTGTTTTAAAAAATAAATCTAAATCTATTTTAGGTAGCTTAGTATCTTTAGGATAGCATTGTGTGAGCAGTGTAAAGGCATGCTGACTACATGCCGCTAGTTAAACTAGTCCATCTAAGCAGAACTGAATGTCCAACGTCTTCATGAATTGATAGTAGTGGAGATAACTACGTAACCCAAGAGGGACAGTCTTCGAAAAGGCGAACCGTATATCGAAGATTTTCAGGTGGCACTGAATAATTTACCTCACGCCAAATTGGTCATGTAGCGAGACATAATCAGGAGGTTATATAGTCCGATGCTGATAACAAAGGGCACTAACCATTGTTAATAGTGAAACAGTGAAAGGGCTGGAGTATGTATTAACAACGTGGAGTAAGAATTCAATGAAACACACTGATGTTGTGAAGTATTTCGTGTCTCAAAAGGAAACGAATCTTCAAGAACAGCACAACGTCTGTCAAATTTAATTCAGATTTATACAGGCATAGAGAATATTAATTTTGGATGATAAATTGTCTATGATAACAAAACAATAAAAGGAAAAGTCTGTTCCCTTATAGTATGAAAGTGGCTTAATACTAGAATATCATTGCATGATATAATCTAGTGCGTAACACCTCCCAAGGGTGAATCGTTTAACATGAAGTTGCATGGTGGTTTTGCAAACCTTTGTTGCTCGCAAGGCAGACAGAATACGAAGTGTTGAGTAGTACTATAGTAGAGTGCCTCGTGTTAGGGTTTTGTGGCACTATAAAATTACAACCAGTCATGGACAATACGTATTAGGTGCGTGGATAAACGGAGAATAAATAATGCCGTGAAAGGTGTCTACAGAAGGCTCTAATCTCAAGCCTTCTAATAGATATTGGCTTATAGCTCAACGGATAGAGCACATGGCTACGGACCATGGTTTGTTGTGAGTTCGAATCTCACTAAGCCAGCCATTAAATTTAAAGGGAGAATGTCTATGAAATTATATGAATTAGCTTATTTAAATGTTGAAAAAGATAAAAACTCTAGAAATTTTGGGGTTATGAATAAATTTATCAATGGAAAAACGTCTCACAATATCGTTAAAAAGAGTAAGCAAGAAAAAGAAGAAGTTATTTGTTACCTAAATGGTAGAGCAATGACTAAAAGCAAACTAGAAAAGACTTTTCCTAAGAAGAAAAATAAATCAAAGAAGAAAAAATATGTTAAAAAGAAAAATACAAAAGAGTAGTTATTAATTGGCTGCTCTTTTTTTATGTAAATAAATTCAGAAGGGAGTGATTAGATGATTTATTTTGATGATATAGAGTTTGCTGATGATAATAAATACTCTATATACTTGATTGATAAGTATTTAAAGAAATATTTTCCTAAAAATCAAAATAATATCAGAAAAAAATATCTTCCTAATGAAGTTGCAAAGGTAATTGGAGAAAAGGATATAACTTTTTTTAGTTTATATTTTCTTAGAACAACTTTCGTGCCAAGTGATGACAACAGTGCAAGGGAATTATGTGAAGAACATTATAAAATATGGAGAGTTCTCTCGGAGGCCTTTGTACAGGATTTATACGATAAACTTAATATAGTAGAACCTAGAGGACTTGCTAAGTCAACTATATGCGATAAAACACTTGCAATATGGTTACATTGCTATAAAAAATCAAAGTTTACTCTATTAGGTGCTAAAACTGCAGATGATGCCGAGCAATTCTTAAATTCTATAAAAAAAGAATTCCTGGAAAATGAGCTTATAAAAGATGTATTTGGAAACTTAATAGATTTAAAAGGTAAAAAGCCTAATTCGAAAGATTATTACAAGGTTAATTCAGGCGAAATTGAGTTTACCAATGATACATATATAAGAGCAGTAGGTTCAACTACTTCTGTCCGTGGTGCTAACTGGGGAGGTGTAAGACCTACGGTGGTTATTGCCGATGACTATCAATCCGAAGTTGATGTTATAACTGAAGATGCTAGAGAAAAGAAATGGAATAGATGGTGTAAAGAAGTAGAGGAAGTTGGAGATACTGCAGTATTTAGAAAAGGTAAAAAAGTTAAATCAGCAACTAAGTTTGTAAGTATAGGAACTGTTTTACATATTGATTGCTTAATAAGTAAACTTAGCAGAAATAGAGATTATCATACTATTATGAATAGAGCTGTTTTATTAGAAGATGGCCAAACAATAGATGATATATTTGAAAGTGATTTATGGATTAAATGTAAAAAGATTTATTTTGACGATAAAATAGAAGATCCTCAAATACAAGCTAGAAAATTTTATGAAAAACATAAAGAAGAAATGAAATATCCTGTTTTATGGGAAGAAAAATGGGATTTTTTTATAGATATAGCAGTTAAATACTGGAGTAATAGAAAATCATTTATGTCAGAAAAAATGAATGATGCTAGTAGTATAGGTGAAAAATGGTTTAAATCTATAAGAACTCAATCAGTAGAGGAAATAGAGGACCATATTTTTTTAAAAACAATGCTTTGTGTTGACCCAGCGGGAGATAATTCTTCTAATAAGAAAAAGAAAACTGACTCATTTGCAATGATAGTAGGTTCATTAGGAGAAAATGACTTTAAATATATCAGAAGAATGGTACTTGAAAAAATGAGTTTCACAGAGTATTGTAATACAATTATTGATATTTTATTAGAATTTACAGATATAACTCATATATCTATAGAAAGAAATACCTACTTAGGTTCAGATGTAACTACTATACAACAAATGATTGAAAAGATACCTGAACTAAAGAAAAGAAATTTAATATTTATTAATGATATGAATAATAAAAATAAAGATAATCGTATTGCAACTATACAAGATCCAGTTAATAATGGCCAAATAATATTTGCAGATAATAATAAAGCATTTACAGATCAGATATTAGACTTTCAAGGAACAGCATATACACTACATGATGATGCTGCAGATGTTGTTTCTGATTTTGCAAATAAAATACTAAAAATAAAAACAAAAAATATAATTAGGTTCATGGATAGAAGGAGATTGGGTGTGTAAATGAAAAAATATAAGCCTATCGATGAAGTTATAAGTGTTTATGATGTTCCTAAAGAATTATGGGAATCTGAAAGTTTAATGAAAGAAAAACCGAACTGGAATAAAACAAATTATACCGAGTCGGAAAAAATATACCAAAATAAAGAATTTATTATACTGAAAGTTAAAAGTAATAAAAAAATTGGATTTATTGTATATAATACGAAAAAAGAATGGGAAAATGGTCATTCTCATTTAAATTCTAGAACTATTGCAGAAATAGTAATAAAAAATGTAATTTACAAAAGAAAACCTAAAACGAATAATTTATATATACTTAAAAGTCATGCAAGAGTTTCAAATGATGAAAAATACATAAAATTTATTGAAGATTTAATAAAAGTTAAAAAAAGTAAAACTAAAAATAATTATATAAATAAAAAAGGAGGCCGAAAATAATGCAGACTGTAGCAGAAATCGTAGATGGTCTAAAAAAAGGAATGGCTTTAGATTTGAATATTCCTGATCATTTAAATTTTGTCAGATATATGTATCAATGTTTTGAGTCTGATTTACATAAATATCAAAAAATGTATGACTATTATAAAGGCAATACAGATGCTATGGCCGATTACAAAACAATTACACAAAGGTCGAATTTAAAAGTAAATACTAATTTTTTTAAAAAATTTGTAAAGGAAGAGGTCTCTTATACTGTAGGAAATCCTATTACTTATGAAAGTAAAGAACAACCAGGTTTATTGGATGAATTAACATCAACTATGGCTTTATGGAATAAAAATCATGATAGTGACTTAATGAAATACATGGTTATATTTACAAAAGTATTTGAACTTTATCGATATGATGAAGAAGGTTTTAAAAGTGTTATTTCAACTCCTTTAACAGGATATGCATATCAAGATGAATATGACAATGTTTTGTTTTATATGGATGTAAAAGTAGAACATTTAGATGTAGATGTTTATCATATAGATGTTTATACAAAAAAATGTATTTATCATTTAGATAGAGAGTTTAATCAAGTTGAACCTCCAACAAACCATAGATTTGGTACAATACCTGTTTCAGTAGGAAAATTAACTGAAGAACTAACAGAAGATAGTTTATATAAAGACTTAAAAGGTTTACAAGATGCTTATGAAACTAATTTATCTGATTTAGGAAATGAAATTTCAGACTTTAGAAACGCATATATGGTTATGACAGATTGTGAATTTGAAGAAGAAAAAATAGTTGTTGATGAAGAAACCGGAAAAGAAATGAAAATAGATCCAATTTTAGAAATGAAGAAAAAAGGCATCTTAATGGTAGGTAAAGAAGGTAAAATTCAATGGTTAATTAAGCAAATTAACGATACTTTTGTACAAAATACGCTAGACAGATATAAAGATGATATGTATCAAATAAGTTGTCATATAAATCACAACGAAAGATTACAATCAAATTTAAGCGGAATTACACTTAGAAGTAGATTAATAGCACTGGAAAATAAATGTGCACTTCAAATAAATGCTCACTCAAATATAGTTACAAATAGATTGAAATTTTGGTGCAATTATATAAATTACTTCAAAGCAAAGAATTTTGATTGGAAAAAAATAAAAATTATTTATACTGCAAATATCCCTCAAGATGATTTAGCTACAGCTCAAATGCTTAGTCAAGTTCCTCCTGGAGTTATTTCCAAGAGAACAGCATCAAGTAGATTTGGATTTATAGTAGATTTAGATGCTGAACAAAGACAAATTGCAAGAGAATATGAAGAAGAAATGAAGAGGGAAGATGAAAGTTTAGGTGAATTGTATGGCGACAAACACCAACACACAGAAGCAAACATCGAAGAATAGAAGTGCTGAAGAAACTAAAAGTTTCATGGAAAAAGCATATAATCAGGCCGAACAGGAACTTGAAAAATATCTTAAAAAGATGAATAAAACAGATAAGCAGATTAGAGAGTTGATGGAAACTGCTAATTTTGCTTATCAAATAGAAAAAACATCAAAAGATTACGAAAGTGCTGAAAGATTTATTGTTATAGCAGTTCTATCAATGCTTAATAACGAAGATGAATGGCTTGAAGATTTAATAGATAACTTCTTTGATGAAATGTTTGAAGAAATTGTAGAGTATTTTGGATATTTTGTAGACAATGAAGAAAAGCAGAAAATATTAAATAGAAAATACGAAGGTAAAACGTATAAGCAAAGAATACAAAGCAATATGGCTAAAATAAATAATCGAACTAAAAAAAGATTGAAAATAGCTTATAACAAGAAGAATTTATACAATATTGCATCATGGCTAACACAAAGACAAAAGATGAGTAGAAAAAGAGCAAGAGGAATATTGATATCTGAGCTTAGTAGAATAGCAAATGATATCTTTATTTATTGTAATAGAGATAAAAAATTTATGTATTGTTCAGTTTTAGAAGAAAGAACATGTAGTGATTGTGAAAGTATGCATGGTGTTACTTTAAGTGCTGAAGAAGCTTATGATTTAATACCGCAGCATAACTTCTGTAAATGTTACTTTATAGTTATAAGATGATAGGAGAATGTTAATGAAAAAAGTATTTATATCTCAACCAATGAGAGGATTAACCGATGAAGAAATATTAGAAAAAAGAAGTGAAATAAAAAAAGATATAGAAACCAAAATAAACGAAGAAATAGAATTTATAGATTCGTTTTTACAAGATTATCCTGGAGAAATTAATAAACATATACCAGTTTGGTACTTAGGTAAATCAATACAATTATTATCTCAAGCAGATATGATATATCTCGGAGAAGGTTGGGATAAAGCAAGAGGATGTAAAATAGAATATGAAATAGCAAAAGCATATGGAATAAATATAATAGGTTGTTAGGAGGATACCATGAACGAACAACAATTTTTAGATTGGTGTAAAGACGAAGTTGTAAAATATACGAATAATCATTTAGATAAATCTGATAACAAGCAAATAACAAAAGATGACGTGTTTATGGTTTGGTGTGCTAAAGTTTTACAAAATAACAAAGCATTATTAAGTACAACTTTATTTGACGGAATGTATTATGAATGTACATACAATGGAGATAAAAAAGAAATGTACATAGATGCTTATAAGAAATGGAAGAATTACAAAGTTGAGCAAAAATAAGTATGGAAAAGAAGATTATGATTTCCTTTTAGGCATATATGCCTTTGTAGGAGTATACGCTCTAGCATACACAATATTTTCAATAGTATTAGCAATACTTCATATACATCTATCAAATGCTGTAGACTGGATAGCAAGTATTGTTCTATCAATACTTAGTATTGTTTATGTAGTAAGAGTGAATATAAAAAGAACAGAATTGATAGAAAAAAAGAAGGAATAGTATGTTTGATATAAAACAATTATTAGGACTATCTAAAGCAGGGGAGGTGAATTATATGTTACCATGCTATTGGAATGTAGAAAGTTTTAGTGAATATGTAAGAAGAATGCAAGGAATAAGTAAAAAGACTAAATGGAAAAGAAATAGAAGATAGGAGAATAAAATGAGCGATTCTCAAAATAATACAAATCCTTTACATAAAGTTAGTATTAAAGGTACAAAAGAAGAATTTGAGTTAAAATTAGATGATTTTGAAATAAAAGGTATTACTGGTTATAAAATAACAAGTACTACAAATGATTTTACAAGGCTTGAACTTGAATTAATTGTATCTGAAATAAATACATAATTTTAACAAAGAGGTTTACATAATTTGACCTTCTAAAATCGATTTTAAGGTACTTGTAAAAAGTCCTTTGATAGTTTATACATTTGGAAATAAATAGAAATTACATAAAGGATGATTAAATGGAAAAATTATTTAATTTTGTATCATTACCTTGTGATGCTATAGAAGTTAAAGTAATAAAAAGACCAAAACAGAAACCTTTAAAGAAACTAAAATTAAATGGTGCTACTTATTATTTATCTGAAGATGATGAAAATTATTATACTTTCATATATAAAAGTTTCGCTAAGGATAAAGCAAAAAGCAAGTAGCAGCCAGTATATTCAACAAAGCAAAGTGTAAAAATGCAGATTGGTTTGAGTTAGCTCAATTATACAACGATAAGATAAATGAGTATAATCAAAAATCTTATGTACATGAACAATATATCACAGATACAATATTTACCGAAATATATAAATTAACAAGATAATAAAAGCCCGAGAGGGCTTATTTTTATGCTCCGAAACGAGGGTAAACTAAGTACTTTGGGGGCTAGTACTTCGAGGGACTAAATTCTTATTTAAATACTATGAGGGCTAGTACTTCATGGGGAAAGAGGTAAAAATGATAATCAAAAAAGATTTGTTAGAAAAATTAAACGATATAGATGAAACTGCCGATGTTACTGAAGTTTTAAAAGGGATTGATGGAATAGCAGAAGTTAAAGAAATACCTTTTGATGTTAACAAATTAACTGTTGAAGATTATAAAAATATCCTTGAAACAAATAAAGCAATACAAGGATATAACCAATCTCAATTAGACAGTGCAGTATCTAAAGGAGTTGAAAGTTTTAAAACTAAAAAGATGCCAGGAATTATAGAAAGTGAAATAAAAAAGGCAACTGCTCCAAAACACGAAACTCCTGAACAAAAGGCTCAAAGAGAACAAATGGAAGCTATGGAAACAAGACTTAAAGAAATGGAAGAAAAAAATGCTGCAACAGAAAAGAAAAATGCAGAGAATGAAGCTAAGTTAGCTCATGAAGGTAGAATCAAAGAAAGTCGTACTTATCTAGCAGAAATGAAATATCCAAAACAAGTCGAAAATTTCTTAGAGTTTGTAGTTGGTGAGGATATGGATATCAGTAAACAGAATATAGATAAATTAGCTAATGCATTTAGCGAATACGGACAAGAAGTCCTTAAAACTGATATGACAAATAATCCGTTTAATCCTAGTGGTGGGGGAAATGGAGATTCTGTTGATCCTGTTCAAGCTCAAGTAAATCAAATTTTAGGCTTGTCATAAAAATAAATTAATTAGGAGGTGTTTAGCATGGCTAACACAATATCATATGCTCAAATTTTACAAAATGCATTAGACAAACAAATGGTACATGAATCATTGACAGGCTGGATGGATGCCAATGCAGGTCAAGTTAAATATAACGGTGGTAAAGAAGTTAAAATACCTCAATTATCAATGGACGGACTTGCTAACTATGACAGACAAGCTGATAGTGGATATACTAAAGGATCTATCAAATACGAATACAAAACTTACACAATGACACAAGATAGAGGACGTAAATTCCAAATAGATTCTCAAGATGTTGATGAAACTAACTTTGTATTAACAGCAACAACAATCATGGGTGAATTTCAAAGAACTAAAGTTATACCTGAAGTAGATGCTTATAGATTAAGTAAATTAGCAACAACTGCTATGGGTGTAGCTAATGATGAAAATGTAGAATATGGATATACTGTAGCAAATTCAACTGTTATAGCTAAAATAAAAAAAGGTATAAAAACATTAAGAGAAAAATGCCATAATGGAACACTAGTTATTATGTGTAACTATGATACACAACTAGCTATAGAAGAAGCTGCATTAGGTAAATTAGCATCTGTATCTTTTTCTCAAGGTGGAATAAACACTAAAGTTCCAGCTATTGATGGATGCCCAATTATACCAGTTCCACAAAATAGATTATACAGTGCAATACAATTATATGATGGTTCGACTAGTGGTCAAACTACTGGCGGATACATTAAAGCAACTTCTGGATTAGATGTTAACTTTTTAATCATGCCTTTAGATTTACCTTTAGCAGTAACTAAACAAGATATCATGAGAATATTTGACCCTGAAACTAACCAAAGTGCAAATGCATGGGCTATGGACTACAGAAGATACCATGATTTATGGGTATTAGAAAGCAAAAAAGAGGGGGTATATGCTAATATAAAAGATGCAAAACCTACTCAATCTGAAAGTCATTAGTTTGATTCTTTCATGTTTGAAATAAAAAAAGAAAATGTTCATAGAACAGTAGAAACCATAGAACAGGCAAAAAAATATATTGCTGAAGGTTATGAATTAGTTCAAAATATCGACAACTCAGAGGAAAAATCCGAAATAATAGATTTAGATTCTTTAAAATATAATGAGTTAAAGAATTTAGCTAAAGAAAAAAAAGTTAAAGGCTATACAACACTGACAAAATCAGATTTAGTTAAAATTTTAAAGGAGTTGTTTTAAATGACTAACTTGGATTTTATATTACAAAAAAAGTTTCCTAACGAAAGCGAATCAAGTTTAGTCATTCATAAACAACTTGCTACTCAAAAGCTATTACTTTATTTTAAGAATAGACTTAATAGAACTATAACAGCTGAACAATTAGAAACAGAGTATCAACCTGCTCTGTTTCTTTTAATTTCTAATGCAGTTAATTATTCAAGTGTGAGAGGTGTCAAATCAATTTCTCAAGGAAATAAGAAAACTACATTTGATGAAAGTGTTAGTTCTAGCGGTGCTTATGATATAACTAACGAGATCAAGGAACTTTTACCTGTAGCAGTAGTTAAATTGAGAGGTTAGGTGGTAAATGTGTTCGGATATAACGAAGACAGTGCAACTTTATTCAATATATCTTTAGATGAAAATCGAAAACCCATTTATCACCGAACTTATTTAACGGGTATCGATTGGCAACAAGCTACAGGAGTTAAATTTTTAAAGACAACCGGTTCATCTGCGGATATAGATAATAAAATATTAGTTTTTGTAAATTATGGGACTTATGAAGGTAAAACTTACATAGGTCCTAAAGAATTTAGTAAACTTGAAGATAAAAGTAATTATTATACATTCAACGAAGGAGAAGATATTCTCTTAAAAGGAATACATGACATTGAAATTACAAATTCTCAAGAGTTTAATGATATTCAAAAAAACTATGATGATGTAGTTAAAATCATCAATGTTACTAAGTGTGAATTAACAAAACACTTTGAACTAGGATGTGAGTAAAATGGCAACTTTAAAAGCAAAAGTTACTGTTAATATAGACTATGACAAAATTGTAAATCAAAGTAAATTAAATAGAGCGCAAAAACAACTCGTAAACCTAGTAAGAACAAAAGCTGACTCATACGTACCTTATTTATCAGGAGATTTAAAAAATACTGCTCAAGAAAACAAAAAAAGCATTGTATATGCTCCTTATCATGGTGGTACAAAATCTTATGCTGCTATTAACTACTATACTAACAGAGGTATGGGTAGAGAAGGTTTAAACCGCGGTGGCAAAAGGGGTAAACAATGGATAAATCGTATGTGGGTTAATGAAGGAGATGCAATAGTAAATGAAATTGCAAATACAATAGGAGGGAAAGCAAGTAAATGACAATTAGTTTAGATAAAATAGAAAATAGAACTATTACAGATAAAATAATAGAATTTTTCTTAAAATGCCCTCTAATAGACGATAAATCTCCTATTTCTGCTGATTACATAGGTGATGAAATAGGCACTTACTCAGTAGATGGTTCGCCTTCGGAAACTATTTTAAAATCTTATATTGATGGTTCTACAGAACGACAATTAATTTTTGATTTTACTAGTAGAGAAAGTGTTGAGGCATACAACAATGAGAAAAATATTACTTTTTATGAAAAATTAGCCGAATGGGTAGAAACTCAAAATAATGAAGGTGTTTTACCTGAGTTAAGTTATCCTTTAATAGCTGAACAAATAAAAGTATTAACTCATGGCTATGTTGAACAAATGAGCGCAAATAAAGCAATTTATGTTATTCAAATGAAATTAGTGTACACTAAAATAGCTGAATAGGAGGTTGAAATTATGGCATTAAAAAGAAAAGATTTTGCAGATTATCTTAATACTGCAGCAAAAGATACTGATGCATCATATGCTTTACTTGGTTATGGAGTTGAAAGTTTAGACGAAGAACCAGGTGCACAAACTGATACAACTTGTTACATAAATGATGAAACATCATCTACAACAGTAACAAAATACGAAACACAATTTCCTTATACTTCTGAAATTATAATGGAACAAGAAGCAATAAAAAGTTTATATTTAACTGGTAGAAATCATGAAACTGGGACAGATGCAGAAAGAGATTATGTTCGTGTAGATATGTTTGATCCTGTATCAGGAAGCGAAGGAACTTATCAAGCAAGAAAGTTTAGAGTTGCAAATGAAGTTTCAAAATTCTCTGGTGAAGGTGGAGAAAAGATGAAAGTTGAAGGAGTTTTACATGCTATAGGAGATCCTATTCAAGGAACTTTCAATGTTACAACAAAAACTTTTACAGCAACTCAAGCAGCAACTCAAAGTGATACCAACAAAAATCAAAGTGTAACTAACTAAAAAAATTAGGGAGGTTAAAATATGAACGATTATACAAAATTTAATATATTAGGTGTGGAATTAGAATTTGATTTTTTAGATTTAGATGAAAAAGAATTTTTTGAATCAGTTTTTTCAGAAACAAACACTAAAATATCAGAAGTAGCTAAAGATTTTCCTATTGAAAGTGCTAGAAAATATTGTGAAAGCATAATTGGCTTGTTTGAAGAATTGTTCGGTGAGGAAAAAACTTATGATATTTTTTCAGGTAAATGCAATTTAATGAAATGTACTACAGCTATAAAGGAATTAACAAAAGCTAAATTAGAACAAGATAAAGCATTTGCAACAGAATTAAAATCTGTTACTACTATTTCTGAAGAAGTATTCGGAGAGGAAGAAATTTCTCTTAATAGACAACAACGTAGAGCTATTGAAAGAAATAAGAAAAAATATAACTAATGAGTATAAGTATTTTAACCGATTTTTTACCTATTGAAGTTGAAATAGAAGGAGTGCGATATCCAATTAACTGGGATTTTCGCACTTCTATTTTATTTGAACAGTTAATGTTAAATAATAATATTAGTGAAAAAGAAAAATCAGATGAGGCTCTACAACTATATTATGGTTATGAAATAGATACAATTAAATATATTAATAATAATAATATTAATCAATTTGTTGAAGAAATGTTATTATTTTATAAGTGTGGGAAAAAAATTATTAGTACTAACGAAGATTCAGAAAAGAGCGAAAACTCTAGTAAAAATGAAATTATCTATAGCTTTGAACATGATGATTTTTACATTTATAGTGCATTTATGCATGATTATCACATTGATTTACAAGATATTGAAGGATTACACTGGTGGAAATTTAAAGCATTATTTAATTCTTTATCAAGTGATTGTAAATTCATAAAAATATTAGAATATAGAAGTATTGATTTATCTGAGATACAAGATAAACAACAAAAGAATTTCTATAGAAAAATGAAAAAACTTTATGCTTTACCTCAGTCATTAGAGGAAAAGGAAAAACAAGCATTAATAACAGAAATGCTATTGAAAGGTGAAGATCCTAGAGAATTATTAAGACAATAGTTATGTTTTGTACTATAATATTATTATAGGGGGGAATATAGCATGAGAAGAAACTCGGGGTCCAATATGAAAAACATTTTTATTGTAATAATAGCTTTTTTAAGTATTGCTATAATAATTGCTGCAATTAGTGCAATAACTAATAAAAAAAGTAGTGTTGCTATAGAAAATTCTAATATTGAAGAAAATCAAGTATTAAGTGATAGTGAAACATTAAAACTTTTTTCAAAATATCATAAACTTTATGATGATAGTATAGAGTTAATAAACAGTGGTATAAGCGGGAAGATATCAAAAAAAATATTTAATAATACAAAAGGATTAAGTAATGAAATAAGAAATCTTAATCTAAAAGAAAGTTATAAAGATGAACAAAATAATTTTGCTATAACTTTTGATTATTTAAATAAATCTATGAAAGCATATAACGATTATGTTTATTTTCAAAGTAAAAGAGTAGATAAATTTGATACAAGTTATCGCCATTGTTTAGATGAATATAATACTTATCTTAAAAAGTCTGAATCTTATTATGATTTAATAGATTAATTGATTTATAGAACACTTCGGTGTTCTTTTTTTATGCCTAAAAGGAGGTGAGAGTATGGCAGCGGATGGAAAAGTTGTTATAGAAGTTGAATTAAAATCTGATCAAGTCGAAGGTCAGTTGAATGAACTTAAAAATGCTTTTGCTGATTTAGGTGGAGTTGGAAAAGTGTTCGGAGAGATGAGTTCTCTTGTTGGAACTTTTTCAAATACTTTTAAAGCATTAAGTGGAATTGTTGGCCCAGTTGCAGCAGGAGTTGTTGCAGCAGTAACTACAATGGTAACTGCTTTTTCAAAGTTATATGATGCTAGTAAACAAAATTTCTTTGAAAACTTGCAGAATATATCTGAAAAATTACAACCAATTGTTGATATTGTTCAAAATGCAACAAGTACTATCTTAGATTGTTTTAGTCAAGTTACAGATTTTAATTTTGATTTCAGTTCCTTAATGGCAGATGCTATTGAATTTGAAAGTTCAATGGCTCGTGTGTCAGCAATTATGGGTGTTACTGGAAAAGATATTGAAGTCTTAACAGAAACAACAAGACAATACGGAGCTACCACTAGGTACACCAGCGTACAGGTGAGTGAAGCTTTTAGCTATATGGGTATGGCAGGATTTTCATTACAAGAGTCTCTTGCGTCAATACAAGATGTTTTAAATTTAACTACCATCGGTGCCACTGAACTCGGCACTGCCAGTGATATCGTGACTAAAAAATTGGTCGGTTTAGTAGAAATACTATTCAAAAAACATTCGGTGAATTGCTGGAAGGCTAAGTTAATATTGATACTACAAATTAATAATTAATATGCTAATCAGCAACCAAGCCATGGAAAGCCATAAAAGTACATGGAAGGTTCAGAGACTAGGAGAATGAATAGGCGAATAATAATTTCTCCCACGAGCGCCGAACACCTTAACAAGTAAAGTTGAAGGTGATGATATAGTCCCATCCTCTTATGAAAATAAGAGTTCTAGGATAAAGAGCCTAGATATAAGATAATGGATGGTTTAACTGCAATGAACATGTCTGCATCTCAAGCATCAAATTTCGTCGATTATATGGCTGCAACTATTACTCGTAGTAATACAACTGTTGAATTAATGGGTAGACGTTTTGCCCATGTAAAAACTCTTTAATTCGGTGAAACACTAAGTTGACAAGATCAGTTAAGAACTTTATAATAATATTTAACAGTTTCCCCCATAAATTCAAAGGAGAGTGTTAAGTTGGTGAGAAGATTAACTGATGAAGAATTTAAAGAAAGATTATTAAATTATAATAATGGAGAATATGAAAATGTAGAACCATACATAAATAAAAGAACTAAAATTTTATTTAAACATAAATGCGGAAAGAAATTTTATTCTTATCCAATGGATGTATTGTATGGGAAGAAACATTGCCCTGTATGTATTAAGAAAAAAATAAGTGAATTAACTCGAAAACCAAAAGAAAAATTTCTTGAAGAATTTAATGAATTAGCAAAAGGAGAATATACACTTTTAACAGATTACGAAAAATCTAATAAAAAAGTAATTATAAAACATAATGTTTGTGGGCATAAATTTGAAGTCACACCAAATAATTTTATAAGCAAGAAAAGTAGATGCCCATTATGTTTTGGTGGAAATATAAAAAAGACAAAAGAACAATTTAAACAAGAAATTTTAGAGTTAACAGATGGAGAATTAATAGTAATAGGTGATTATACAAACAAAAATACATTAATAGAAGTATTACATACAGAATGTAATCAAGTTTTTATGGCATACCCTAAAAGCCTTCTAAGAGGTTGTAGTTGTTCTCATTGTAAAGAAAGTAAAGGGGAGAGGGAAGTCAAAAGGGTTTTAAAAAAATTAAATTTACAATTTAAAAAACAATATAGATTTAAAGATTGTAGAGGAAAAAAATATCCATTACCTTTTGATTTTGCTGTTATAAAAGATGATAAAATAGATTTTTTAATTGAATATGACGGAGAACAACACTTTAAACCTATACAATTTAGAGGTATAAATGATAAAAAAGCCCTTAAATTACATAAAGAAACGCTAGAAAGGGATAATATAAAAACAACATATTGTCTCAATAAAAATATAAGCCTATTAAGAATACCTTATTATAATTTTAATAAAATTGAAGAAATAATATGTCAATATGTCAATACCGAGCCAAGCTAGTTAGGAAACTACTAGAAGGTGTAACGACTAGGTAAAGTAACCTAAGAAAAAAGAACCTGTGTAGGTTCTTTTTTTATGGAAAAATACCCACGAACAGGAGTGATTTATTCTTAATTGAATAATGAAAGATATAGTCTAAACTATATGGAAACATATAGAGCATAGGATAAAGAGCCTATGGTTAATCACAAAAATTGGAAACAATGAAGTACGCCGGTTCAGTAGCTGGGACATTGGGCGTTTCTATGGATGATTTATCCGTAGCTATCGGCCTTATGGCGAATTCATCAGTAAAGGGAAGTCGTGCAGGTACTGCAATGAGAACACTATTGGCAAATTTAAGTGCACCTACCGATACTGTAGCAAAGGCCATGGAAAAATATGGAATAGAACTTATTACTGCAAAAGATGGTTCAGTTGACTTAGATAAAACATTAAGAAATTTAAGAAGTAGTTTAAAATCATTACCTTTAGTTGAACAAGCAGCTGCATGTAAAGATTTAGCTGGAAAAACGGGTATGACAGGTTTACTATCAATTGTTAATGCTACAGATGATGCATATGATAGTTTAACTGATAGTGTACAAAACTCTACTCAAACAGTTTCTTATTGGAATCAAAATTTAGGAGAAGCAGGAGTTACTGGAGAAGAATGTAGTAAAAGAATAGATAACTTAAAAGAAGTTTTAAGTCAAACAGAATATTTAGGTGCTGCATTCAACATGACTACACAAGATATGGCTTTAGCATTACAAGTTTTAGGTTCTGATGCAAAAGTAACATCGAAAAATGTTGAAGATTTATTCGGTGTATTAGATGCAATGAGAAATCCTACAAATTCTCAGAAAAAGCAATTTAAAGAACTTGGATTAACTTATAAAGAAATTAATGATGATGCTTTTGACTATAGTGCTACTTGTGACATGATTAATGAAAATACAAAAGGAATAGTAGATAGTGCTAAAGGGTTAAAAGATGTTGTTTCTAAACAAGAAATAATTGATAAGTTAAATCCAGATATGTCACTTAAGGAAGCTAATAAAGTATTAAAAGAATATGGAATGTCTGCTAAAAGCGCATCTACCGGCCAAATAGACTTAATAGCAAATTTAACTCAGTTAAGAGAAAAATTTGGCAACATGGATCAAGCGACTAGAGAACAAATTTTAACAAATTTAGGTTTATCTGATTCTTTAGATGAAATAAATGAAATATGTGGTTTATCTGATGAACAATTCAAATTATATTGTGATAATTTAAATTTAGTAACTGGATTATCTGAAAAAATGGCGCAAGCTATGGATGAAACAACTAAAAACAAATTATTAATTTTATCATCTGCTTTGCAAGACGTTGCTATAGAAGGATTTGAGTTCTTAAAACCAGCTATTCAATCTACTTCTGAAAAATTAGCTGAGTTTTTCAGTGTTTGGAGAAGTGGAAATAAAGAAGGCACTGTAGAAGATGGCCAAGTCTTATATACATTTGATAATTTCAAAAAAGCATTAGACAATATGCTTGGATATATAAGAAATGCAGATATATCAGGAGCAATTCAACAGGCTTTTAGTGGAATTAATACTTTTATAACTAAAGGTGGATTAAGCAGAGTATTAGCTATCGGTAAAGAAATTATACATCAAATTTGTCAAGGAATTATAAAAAGTAAAGGTGATATAAGAGAAGGTATTTCAAGTGCTATTAAACAAATTTCTCAATTTATTAAAGATGTTGCTCCAGAAGTTGAGGAAGCTGGTAAAGTTATTTTAGATGCTTTAAGAGATGGAATAAAAAACAATTCAGACAATATACATGATGCTTTAGAAGCAGTTGCATCAGTAATGAACACATGGATAGAAGGTAGTGAGGAAATAAAATCCTTAACTGGTAGTTTTGCAGATATTTTTATTGATAGTTTTATTGAAAATTTAACTGATAGATTTACTGGTAGAGCATCTGAACTTTGGCAAGCAGTAACAAGTTGGCTTACTAATTCTAAACCTGATTTTAGCAAAGGCGGAACTGGATTAATAAAAAGTATAGTGGGATGGTTTACTGGTGAATCTTATGCAGATGAAAAGACTGGAAATGAAAAACCTCTTAACACTAACAAAAATTCTAATAGCAATAAAATAAATACTAAACTTTCTAGTATGGATACTAATGAAATAAAAGCATTACAAACACAATTAACAGCTTTACAGTCAACTGTTCAAAGTGTTTCAAGTTCAATTTCTCAAGCATTTACATCAATGCAGAATAATTTAAGAACTAGTTTAGTTGGATGTGCAAATATAGCTAGAAATCAATTTGTAAACATATCAAACGTAGCTAGAAATCAATGTTTAAATGTTTCTAATATAGTAAGAAACCAATTTTTATCTATTAGTAATATAATACGAAATCAAATTACAAATGCTAGAAATGTTGTTACATCACAAATGATAAGTATGAAAAAGGTTATATCAACTCAAATTTCAGAAGCTAGGAATAAACTAACTTCTCAAATGATATCAATTAGAAATGTATCTAGAACACAAATTACACTTGCTAGAAATGCTGTTACATCTCAAATGATATCAATGAAAAGAGTTATAACTACTCAATCAAGAGAAGCAAGAAATAACTTTACAAGACAAATGATAAGCATGAAAAATGTTGCTAGAACTCAATCAAGAGAAATTGGTCAACAATTAGCAAATGGTGTTACTCAAGGTATTCAAAGTGGTACAGCAAGAGCGGTTAGTGCAGCAAGAAGTCTTGTTAATCAAGTTAATGCAGAAATGAAAAAGACTGCTAAAATAAATTCACCTTCAAAAGTTACTACTGATTATGGAGAATATATGGACGAAGGTTTAATTGTTGGTATGAAAAATAAAGCTGAACAAGTATATGCCGTAGCTAGGGATGTAACTTCAGAAATGCAAAATGCAATGAAAATGGCTGTTCAATCTGAAACAACTAAATTTTCATTAGAAGCTAGTAGTAACAGTAATCTTAAAATTGTAAATAGTGTAAGTAATAACACAGTAAAAGAAATAGCTAATTCACTAGGAGAAACATTAAAAGAAACTATAGGAGATATAAGTGATAGACCTATCCAAGTCCAAGCTAATATGGATAAAGTAAAAGTTGTAGATATAATTGCAAAACCTATAGATGAAAAAAATAAACGAGATGAAAAAAGATTAAATAGATTGGAGGGAATAACAAGTGTTTAAGTTTAATGACATTGATTTAGAAATGTTTGTCAAAGTTATTTCAATAGATACAACTTTGATGTCAGAAAGAGTAAATAACTTTTTAGATCCTCCATCTGAAAATGGTCGATATTATCAAAATTCTAAATATGATTATAAAGAAATAACAATTACTTTTGATATAAAAGCAGATACAGAGGAAGATTGTAAAGATATTATTGATACGTTGTCATCTATATTTGATGTTTCTGAAGAAAAGAAACTTGTTATTGATGATAATGAAAGAGTTTATTTAGCAATTCCTGATGGTAAATTTTCAAAAGAAAAAATTACTAAAGGTATGCGAAGAATAAAAATGTCATTTATATGCCCTATTCCTTTTTCACACAATATAAATGCTAAACTTTTTAATGGACAAAAAACTCTAAGTGTTGTAAACGAGGGAAATACAAGCACTCCTGCAATAGTCGAGGTTGATTTTAATGGCGAAGCAACTTATTGTCAAATAGATGGCCAAAACGGAAAAGCAATTCTTGTTGGTGAATATCCTCGCTTAACTAATGAGAAAAAAGAAAAAAGTTCTACTATTGTTGATGAGCCTTGTGAAACTACAGAAAAATTTGTATCAGTAACGGGAGAAGTCGATGCCAAAAGGTCAATAAGCGGAACAATACAACCAAACGATGGAGGTTCTAGTTGGTGCATACAGGCAGCTGATTATGGTAGTGGAGACGATTGGCATGGACCGGCACTAAGATATAACTTATCTGAAAATGTAACGAATTTTGAATGTAGTATGTATTTTTATCATGATAGTACAGGAAAACTTGAATATAATGAATCTGGCTCTACAAGTTTAACAGAAAAGACTAAATACAAAGTAACATCTACCACTGTAAAACTAAAAGAAAAAAGACTTTCTAGTAGTAAAACTTTGATAAGTATAAAAAAAGGTATTTATTTAACTGCTGATGAGATTGTAAACGGCTGGATAAAAACTACTTATAGTAGTCAAACAGGTTGGATAAAAATTTCAACAGGTTTGAAAAAAGTTACAGTAACAACAGCAAATTATTACACAAAACAATCAGTTTCTTTAAGAGCTACTGGAAGTAAAAAATCAAAGCTTTTAGCTACAATCCCAAAAGGCACTTGTATTGTTGTATATCCAAAGAGTAAAGAAGGTAAATATACTAAAGCAACTTATAAAGGCCAAACTGGATATGTTTATACAGATTACATTATAGAAGGAGATAAAGTTCAAATAGAAACAGACAAAGAAGTTGATACAGCAGAAGATAAAATGGGCATCGTCGAATGTTATGGCTTAGATCAAAAAGGTAATAAACTTTTTAAAGTTATGCTTTGTGATGAAAACGAATACTTTGAAGCTACTTATCCACTTGTGCAAGTTGGAAATGTAGAGTTTTTAAAAGATGCAGAATTTAGTATACCTAAAATCGACCCGATAATTACAACAACTGGGTCTGATGATAGTTTAACTGTTACTAAAAAAACACCTAGAAGTGGTAAAACAGGAAACTGGAACGAATTTAAAGGACATTTTACAATAAGAAGAGAAAATAATGAATGGTATGCAGAAGTAATAAAATACAATGAGGCTGGAGAAATAATAAAAACATTGCCAAGTGAAAGAATGAAGAGTGATAAGTTTCCTCTTGGAGATTTAAATCATCTTGTTATCTTCTTTGGTAAATATGCAGATAAAAAAGTTGTTGATACAATGACTTTTAATAGATTAGTTGTAGAAAAATTAAACGAAGATGGAGAAGATGAAGAATTTAATACAACTATTTTTAAGCAAGGCGATACATTAAAAGTAGATTTTGCTAACAATGAAGTTTATATAAATAATGTAAAAAACATGGAACATGTCGACATAGGCAGCAACTTCTTTGAAATACCTCCAGGTGAATATAATTTAAAAATTTCAAGTGATGCTGATATTACAAGTTCTATCATTTTTAATGAAAGGTGGTTGGATTAGTTGGAATTAGTTACAGAAATATATATTTTAAATAGAAATAAAAAAATAATAGACGTGCTATCTAATAACGGGACTAATCCAAATAGTCCTTTTTTTGATGACATTTATAAAGTTTATTTAAGCACAGGAGCAGAAAGTTTTGAATTTTCTACAGTTACAAATGGAAGGACTTCAAGTTTACAAAAAGGCTGTTTTATCGCTTTTAAATACAGAAATAAAATAAAATTGTTTCAAATAATAAATACATCTAGTGAACACTCAAACGGATTAATTAAGAAAACTTGTTATTGTGAAACCATCGGACTTGAACTTTTAAATAAAGTTGTTAGAAAAAGTGTTTTGCAAGGTGATGTAACTACGTTTTTTAATTTACTTCTACAAGATTCAAGTTTTGAATTAGGGTATGTAGACCCTCAAATCAATGAATTTAGAAGTATTAATATTGAAAAACCAACACTTATTTATACTGTAATACAAGACAATCTTGAAACTTACAATATAGAAATAGAATTTACGGTAGAAATAAAAAATAATAAAGTATATAAACAATATATAAATGTATATAGACAAAGAGGAAAGGTTACACATGAAAGATTTGAGTATTCAGAAAATGTAGATAATGTTAAGAAAAAAGAAGATTTATCTGAATTTTGCTCAGCACTTATTGGTTACGGCCAAAATGGAGTTGATTTTAGAAATGTTGAATGGTTAACAGCTAACGGAAATCCAGTTGACAAGCCACTTAATCAAGACTTTGTTGCTGATGAAAAAGCTCATATGTATTTTCATAATGATGATGGAAGTTACATAATAGGAGTATACGAAAGTGATGCTGACAATGCATCTGATTTACTTAATGAAACATGGAAAGAATTACAACGAAGAAAAGAACCTCAACTCGACTATGAAACAAATATAATTTATTTTTCTGATGATATTGATATAGGTGATACAGTTTATGTTATAGATAATGATTATGTAAAACCATTGCATTTACAAGCAAGGGTAACTGAATTAGAATTATCATTTACGGATTGGTTTAAAAAAAGTAAATGTACATTAGCAAACTATAAAGAAGTAAAAAGCAAAATAAAAAATCTTACAAAAAATGATGACATAATTAAAGAGGTTATAGAATTTCTAGGTGGCATCGGAATAGGAGATTTAACTGATGAAGATATTGCTAAAATAAGAGAATACTTAGAAAAAATGGGCGTAGAAAAAGATGAAATCGATAAGATATTCGACGAAATTAGTAATATTGTAAATCCTAAACCAACTCCGCCTGACGAAGGTGATGAAGGTGACCCAATCTTTATAACAGATTATAAGAATGGCGTATGGCTTGGTGATGACAGAGTCTTTCAGGTTAAAAACTCTAAAACTGTATCAACTACTGATAAAACTAATGACAAATATGCAGAAGCATTAGCATTATATGAGAAATATGACATAGGTAAATATCAAAACAAAGCAGAACTTACTAATTTATCATCTACAGGAAATAAATATAAATTATATCTTATAGTTGAATATTATGCTAGAAAGTTTGGTCTAGATCCAAATCTAATATACGCGGTTATAATGGGTGAAAGTAGAGGAGACCCTTATAGCACTACAGGTTCAACAGGCGGATACGGACTAATGCAGTGTGAAAGGTCAACGTACTTCAATAAAAAGCAAACTATCACTTATATAGATGGTACAACTAAATCTTTCACTCCGAGCTATTCGACAATGACCCCATATAAAGGTGGAAATGCAACGCTTAGCGGTATAACAGTAGATAGAAACATTCTAAATCAAATAAGATTTGGTTGTTGGGAACTACGTCAAGCTATTGACTATGCTCATGGAAATATATTTGCTGGATTAGTAGCTAATAATATGGGCCAAGGCTCACTTAACTGGATAGTAAGTAAATATGTGTGCGACAAGTACGGATATACATTTGTTGATTCTTATTATTTGAGTTCTCAATCTAATCAGACAAAACTAAAAGTTTACGAGGAATTAGATAGTAGAAAATTTGATTTTGCAGCTTATAGACAAATTTTTAAAGACACTAAAGGATTAGGAACTCCAAACAACGTAGAATTGTATTTATGTTGGTATAAAGTAGTAAATGGCCAATTGCCTTATTACAAAGATGCACAAGGTAATAAATTAGGCTATGGAGTTGGTGTATCTACTCCAAAAGGAACAGGCCAAGCAAGTGCATCTGATATAAGACAAATTATAGTTGATACGGCAAAAGCTATAGTTCAACAACATACAGATAAGTTGGCAACATATGACCAAAGTTATCGTACTTGGAACTTTAAAAAGCCTAACAAAAGAAAAGGTACTTTTTACGGAATAAAAAATCCTATCTGCTATGATTGTAGTTCTATGGTCACTTGTTGTTATGGTGAAGCTGGATTAAAAAGTATATTCCATAGTGATTCCTTATGTGCAGCAGGAACACTTGTTGACTATGCTACGAGAAAAAGTGGTTATACAATGTTTAAGATAACTAAAACATCTATAGAAGATATGTTACCAGGTGACATAATAATGATGTGCAATAAGGAGTGTCCAACTACATTAACTAGAGCAAAAGCTATGGCGTATAAATTTACACACCATACGTTAATTTATTGTGGTAAAGTAGACGGCACACATATGGTTGCACATGCTAGACAATGGGATTATTGGCCAAAGGCAATTCGTTATATGGCTGTTTACTCAGACATATATAAATATGGATTCTGTCTAAGACCTTATGACCTTGTTGAGGTTGACAATAACAATGTAGAGGAAACTCCTGTTATTGACAAAACAGATATGAATGAGGTGTATATAAAAGCAGTTAGAAAAGCAAATGCATATGATTTTTATGACGATAATAACAATCTGTTAAGCAAAGTAGAAGGGTTATTTGAAGATGATGATAAAGTTTATCCAAGTTCAACTCCTTATGTCTTAACACATTTTGGATTAAATGATCTAACAGAAAAAGGGATAAACGGAGTAAAAACATTAGTTTCTATATTAAAAAGTAAATACAGAAACACTCCGATTTTTATATTAAAAGAATTGCACGTTGGAACTGCTTATACAGATTATTCGACAGTAAATACTTCTATAGATACTTATAATACTCAAATAAAATCATTCTGTGATAATGAAGACGATGTATTTTTATTAGATATATCTAGCAAATTAGAAACATATACAAATGTATTAAATTCTAGCTACACTAGTGATGGCTATACCTTCAAAGATGATGCCAGCGTTAGTGTTTTTTATGATGCAATAAAAGAAAAATTATTAGCAACTCCAATAGGTTATAAAAAGAAAGATTCAGGAAGTGGAGGAGACACTGGAGATGGCGATACTGGTGATGATGATGGTAATGCATCAAAACGAGAAGGAAAAGTAATAGATATTGTACTAGAAAGCACAAAAAATTACTATTATCCAAAAACAACTATAAAATCACTTACTTTTAGGCTAAATAGTGATGTTGATAAAAGTTTTTATGCTAGGTTAATGTTTACGACTGCGGATGAAATCAGTTACTCTCAATCTAAAATTTGTTATCTTGAAGGTGTTGACTGTGTCGCAGGACAATTAGTGCCACGACCAAACGTAGGATATAGAATTATAATAATGGCCAATGCAAATCCAAATATAGATTATAAATACTATGGGTCTGTAGCTGTTGATAAGGGCGAAGGATATGCTGAACCTTACACTTTTAAGGGTGGTAAAAAAGTTGCTGAAATAGCAAAAACATACTTAAATCGTACAGATTTAGAGTATAGAGGACAATATTCTACAACAGCAGTAAAAACACCTGCATCATATTCGAATCCAGCCAAGAATTTAAGTAAGTGGTATGATTCAACTAGAAAAAAAGGTCAAATAGATTGTAGTACATTAACTAAATTTACATATATGGGATTAGATTACGATCATTCTCCTTATGCAAATCATAAAATGACTTCATTAAAACGAAACACGGCTTATAGTTGGGCATTTACATTCCCAAGAAACGCAGCAGAGCAAGCAGAATATTGTGTAAAAAATGGTTGGGTATTACATGATGTTGATATAACTAATTTCTCAAACTTGGAAGCTGGAGACATTGTATTTTGGGATAGAGACAATGGTGAGAATGGACGTTATATGAATTGTTCTCATGCAGCTATTGTCATTGGACCAACAGAAGATGGAGGTACAGTATATACAATAGAATCGACACAATGTCCGAACGGGGTAAAAACAAGATTAATCACAGAAAACAAAACAGATAAGATACTATTCTGTGCTAGACCTAAGAAATTATAGAAGGAGGAATTATTATGAGCAATATAGATACTATAACTAGAGAGCATGATAATTTCTCTTCTAGTTATGATGAATTAACAAATCTACTTGAAAAAGTTATAACAAATAGAAAAATAACACAAGATGACAAATACGATTTAGAAAAGGCACATGCTACTTATACTGAAAACTACAACGAAGTTAAGAGAATACTAGAAAAAGAAAAAGAAAATGATTTAAGAGAACAAATTAAGAATGTAAGTGATAGAAAATTAGATGCTGATATAAAAAGCATAGTAAATATCCTTACGAATAACGGAGAAAAAACGACTTTATATTTAGATGAAGATGGTGTTTTGTATATTGATGGAGAAAAAATCCCCGAACTTAAACAGACAAAACTTATAGTAGATGAACAAAATGGCAAAATAGAATCTTTAGTATCTGATGGATTTGTAGAAGATGCTGATGGAAATAAAGTTAAATTAAAAGTGTTATATTCAACTCTTAAGCAGGATATGAACGGATTTACGTCACAAGTTGGGGAAATATCCGGTATAGCATCAAATGCAAAAGATACAGCACAGGCAGCATTAGATAAATACTCCCAAATAGAGCAAAATGTAGAGAGAATACAAAGCACTGTTGCTAATAATAGTAATAGTATTAAACAGGGAGTTACTAAAGTTTATAATGAATATTATATCTCTACAAGTAAAACTGAACAGGTAGGAGGAACATGGTCGACAACAGTACCTACTAATATTCCAGAAGGTAGCTACTTATGGATAAGAACTGTATATACCAAAGCTGATGGGACAAGTTCAACTGGAGATGCAGTTTGTATGGCTGGTGTTCAAGGACCACGAGGTTTGCAAGGTTTGCAGGGACCTCAAGGTGAGCAAGGGATTCAAGGACCAGCAGGGGAATCTGGTAAAACTACTTATTTTCATATTAAATATTCTGCTGTGGAAAATCCTACATACTCTTCTCAAATGACAGAAACTCCAAGCGAGTATATCGGAACTTATGTAGATTTTACAGAACAAGATAGTACAGAACCTTCTAAATATACATGGTATAGATTTCAAGGTTTGCAAGGGCCTCGAGGTGAGCAAGGAATCCCAGGAAAAGACGGAGATGGCCGAACAACTTACCTTCATATTAAATATAGCAATGATGGAGGTTTAACATTTACAAATAATAATGGTGAAGATGTAGGAGATTACATAGGGACATGCACTGACTTTAATATAGATGACCCTACAACAGTCAACAGTTACACATGGGCTAAAATAAAAGGTGAACAGGGAACTACCGGGGATACAGGCGTAGGTGTACAAAAAATAATAACTATATATTTTGTTCATGTTTCTAAGACACAAGCACCTACATTTGCGGCATCTGGCTGGAGATTTGATATACCCGCATATATAGAAGGAAAATATTTATGGAGTGCTTATAAAATATTCTATACTGATGGTTCAGTTGGATTTACAGACCCTCAATATTGTAGTGAATGGGAAGCAAATTTTAAGGCTGAAACAGCTATATCTACAGCAACACAAACTGCTGAAAAATTTGAATGGATAGTGCAAAAAGGCTCTACAAGTTCAAGCATAACTTTGACTGATAGCTTAATACAAGCAATAGCATCTTCTAACATTCAATTGTCAGCTAAGAAAATATTAATCAACGGATTAATGGAAGGTTCTGGTTGGAAAATTACTGATGAAGGGGAATTAGATATTTTGGATCTAAATGTAAGAGGTAATTTTACATGTGATTCTTTAAATGTAGATACTTTGATATCAGCAGATATTCCGCCTGCACTTTCTGAAAATAAAACTATCTATGTATCAAGTGGAGAAACAATTTCACAATATTTAGATGATTTACCGTTGAATCTTAATGGTTTTACAGTAGAAATCTATCTAACTTCAAATACAACAGAAAATCTTGAGTTGAGAAGACATGTAAATGGACTAGTCAATATATTTCTATGTGGTAACACAATAAAAGGAACTATACGAAGTATATATAATAATGCCAAATACAGTATTTATGGGGGTAATAGTACCACAGACACTACGATGGGTTCTATAATGCCTTATACTAGTTATAATGTAGGAAGTTATTATTATACTACTATATTTTCTGATTGCCCTAACGTAAATCTATATAACTTAAAAGTTTATGGCGACAGTGTAAATTCCAATTCTGTAGGAGTTGGAGCAACTCAAAAATCAAAAGTGTATATGGAAAATATATCATTTGTAGGTTGTAAATATAATTGTAGAACTTATTCGATGACTGAATTGTATTGTCAATCATCTTCTGGTCTTTCGACTGGAAATTCATGGAATGCTGGTACAGGAGCAAAAATTGTGTTATATCCAGGACAACAAGCAGGTGGAGGAAATAATACATTCACAAGTGGTAACGGACAAATAATTTCTACAGGAGTTACTTTTGCATCTTCAAAAGATAGCGGTTCAAATACAACTACTGTAAACCCTACAACAACTAGATTTGAAACATTTAAACCAAAATATGCAGACACATATAGAAGTTCTGTTTACAATAACTGGGAAGGTAGAGGAAAATGTAGACAAGGTGATTGGGGTTATGGCGATTGTAATGGTTATTGGTTCTATGGTTCACAATTTGCTGAAGTGAAAGGCAAGAATATAACAAAAATTGAAATAGATGTGACTAGAAGTAGCGATATAGGTTATTCTGCATCAACTTCTCATGTGTTTCAAGCACATACATATTCTGGAAGACCTAGTTCAACACCTAGTTTTTATGCTAGTTGTAATAAAACACTATCACTAGCATGGGGCAAAAAAGGAACAGTTACAATTACAGATTCGACTGTTTTAAATGGAATTAAAAGCGGAACGATAAAAGGCTTTGGTATTCAATATACGATAAAAGTCATTACTCAGCACTAAGTAACGGAACAGTAAGAATTTACTATACAGAATAGGAAGGGGATGTGTTAATTTGATTAAATACAACTACGAAGTATCTGTAAATGAAAATAGAGCAAAATTAAATAAAGACATTTTTTTATTTAGAGGTAATAGAAATATACATTATTATTTTTCAATAAAAGGTGCACGTTTTGCCTTTGAAAAAGAAGGAGATTTAATAGAAAATGCAAATGCGATTTATGCAGCAGTTACAGTAATAAAACCAAATGGGGTTGAAGTTGCAAATGCTATAGCTCCAGTTGAAAATGGTTTAATTCATTTAAAAGTTACAGAAGATCTAATAGATGAAGAAGTTGAGATAGGGGATTTTGATTTAGTATTTGACTTGTTTGATGACAGTGATGGTGCTGTGACAATTCCTAAGATAAAAGGTCAATTTCATGTTCAAGAAAGACCTTGTACAACTTCAATTGGAACATTATCAGGAAATGTAAATGTTGTTAATCAGGCGGTGGTAGATTTGGCAATAGCAACACAAGAAAACGAACAATTAATCGTAGTAGATGATGATGGGAAATATGTTAAAACTACATGGGTAAAAGGGGATAAAATCAGTATCGAAAGATTAAATAAAATAGAAGAAGGAATAGAAAAAAATAGTACACAATATAAAGATATTGCGAACAATTTTAAATTGGTTTCAGGTGATAATAATACTATAAAATTAATGTTCGGAACAAAAGAATTGTCTAGTATTACCATAAATGGTGGAACAGTAGAACCTACTCCTAATACTTACACTATAACTAACACTCTATCTAATGCTACCAACTCAAATACTGCTACATCTGTAGAAGAAAATTCTTCCTATAGTGCTAATATAAGTGCCGATAGTGGTTATAAATTAAAAACTGTAACAGTAACTATGGGTGGTAAAGATATAACTTCAAGTGCAGTAAGTGGAAATACGATATCTATTAGTAGTGTAACAGGAAATATTGCCATAACAGTTACTACTGAGACTGATACAGATGTAGTTGTAGGAAATATAGATAGCAATAACAATATAAGCCTTACAGGACTTGACGTAGGCACATATATATTAAAATATGAAGATAATAATGGTATATTATCTAATTATGATACAATCGCAACTATGGAGGTGGAATAATGAGTTATACTGATTTTATTAATGAAAATGTAGCACCTTCTTATGCTACTAAAATAGGTGTGTATGACAATAGTGAAAATAAAGTAGGAAAAATAGAATTAGGAGTATTGAACAAAATAACAGGAAATAAATTGTATTCATTTGGCTTAATATCAGACGTGCATAATAGAACTGACCAAACTGATGAAAATAATGAAGATATACAAAGAGCTTTGACTTATTTTAATAATAATGAAAATGTCGAATTTACTTGTTGTTGTGGAGATGTTACGTTTAATGGAACTGAGGCAGAATTGCAACAATTTAAAAACAATATTGATACTTATAGCCCTAATACTCCATTTTATACAACTACTGGAAATCACGATGCTCAAAATGGATTAAATGAAACATTGTGGCAAACTTATACTGGACATGGTAGATGCTTTGAAATAACAAAAAATAATGACCATTTTATATTTTTTGGAATGAATAAAGCTAGTTTCAGAGAAGCTGGAATTCCATACCTTGATGAAGATATAACTTGGTTATCTAATAAATTAGAACAATATAGAAATGAAAGATGTTTTGTATTTACTCATTTATTTTTCCCTACTAGAGCGGGAGATTTTAAAAATCTATATACTGCTACAATAGGGGGAAAACAATTAACTAAAGTAAAATCTTTATGTGATAAATATATAAATAGTGTATGGTTTAGTGGGCATTCACATTGGAAATGGTATTTACAAAAATATGAACCTTATGAGAATGTGTATAAGAATAATAGTGCATGGTGTGTTCATGTTCCAAGTTGTGCTTATCCAAGAGATGTAAATTCAAGTCAAACAGGATATGAAGAAAAAAAACTTGAATCAGAAGCAGGTGTAGTTGATGTATATGAAAACTTTATAGTTATAAAAGGAAGAGATATGAAGAATGGTTATTATCTTCCTATAGCACAATATAAATTAGATACAACTATCGTTGATATTCCAGCAACAGTAACTAATTATTCTATAACAAATAATTTATCTAATGCTACAAATTCAAATAGTGCTACAACTATATCAAGTGGTTCTAGTTATTCAGCTACTATAAGTCCAAATGCTAATTATAGTATTAGTTCTATAATAGTAACAATGGGAGGAACGGATATAAGTTCTACTGTGGTTAGTGGAAATACAATATCTATTAGTAATGTTACTGGGAATATAGTTATTACAGTTACAACTGCATCAACTGTAAAACCTTGTACCAATATAACTTTATCATCTAATTCTATAACGTTTACAAATAAAACAGCACAAACACTAACTGTAACAGTTACACCAAATGATACAACAGATAAAATAGCATGGAGCGTATCTCCAAGTGGAATATGCACCGTGAATAATGGTGTTGTAACTCCTATACAAGATGGAACTTGTGTTGTAACTGCGACTTGTGGAAGTAAATCTGCAACTTGTAATGTAACTGTATCTACAACTGTAACTGAGGTAGTTCCTTTAACATGGAAATTTGGATATAAACCTAACAGTAATACTGGTGTTGAAACAACTGCTACTGACAGTATTATGACAGTAGATTATATTCCAATAGATAATTCTGTATATAGATATACTGTTACTACAACAAAAGATTTTGAATTTACATCATTCTATTGTTATGATGCCGATAAAAAATATTTAGGCAGAATTACAGATTTACAACACGTATTTTATCTACAAGGAATATTGACCGATTATGAAATAACTAATAAAATACTTTCAGGTACTAAATATATGTTAATAAAAATAGCATCAAGTACAAATGTTAGTGATGGAAATACTTTCACATTAAAAAGAATTACAAAATAATAATTAGTTCACAATTTAAAAATATTGTGTACTAATTTGCTAAGTATTTTACCAAGTAAATGTTAAGTAAATACCAAGTAAATACCAAGTAAGATCATAGAGCAGTTATTAATTAGCTGCTCTTTTTTATTAAAAAATTATAAAAGTGTAATCTTTTCCATACTTTTGCATAGAATTAAGTAAAAGGAGGTTGAGATTATGAAAAATAATAAAACCGTAATCCAATTGAGTTTTAAAAATAACATGGATGATAAACTTTTGTTATCTTGGCTAGAAGACAAATTTGCAGAATATGGTAATAAGAGTAATTATATAAAATACATTCTTAGAAAAGAAATGTTAAAAGAATCAAATAAGTTTACTCAAAAAGTCAAATAAAAAGGCAAGTCCGAACCAGAATAATGCTTCGCCCATTTTTATCACCTCAGTTAATTCATATTTAATTATTATTTTAAACAGAAGGGAGATTTTTATACATGAAATCTTATAGTTTTAAGGAATATAAATTAATATCAGAAAATGATTATACTTTAATTGAAAAATTTCTTAATAACTTAAAGATAAATAAAAAAGAATACAAGAAAATCATTATTTTAATAACTATTTTTATGAATAAAAATTTAATTTCCTATTGTATGACTACAGAAACTGAAATATCAAATGTAGCTACTCAAATTCTTAGCTTATTAATGGTATTTGCTAAGTATGGTTGTATGTGTATGGGAATTAAAAGCATAATAGAAAATGCGCTTCAAGGGGCAGATTTTAAGCAAGCAACAACATCTGGAATGCAATATTTCCTAATTTATATATTATTAAGTTTTTATCCAAAACTTTTTTCTATGATTAAATTTTAGGAGGTATTGATATGGAAGAAAAATTAAATCAAGTTATAAATATTTTAGATAATATTTTACATCCGATAGAATATTTTAAAGAAACTGGATATGAGCTTTTAGTTGCTATACAAAATCTATCTTTTGATATATGTCTTGTAGCAGGTTTTATAGCACTTTTATTATATGTATTTGGATATAAAAACGGCAAGAGATGGGCATTTATGATACCTTGTATATATATTATCCTTAATATAGTTATAGGAGCGATTACACATGCTTAAAAGCATTCCTATAGCAAAATATTTTGAGATACAAAGTCAAGAATATGTATATCTTAAATTAATACCAAGTAAATCAATTAGGAATAATAGGACTTATTCTATATTGGATCTTGTAAATAAAATGTATCTCAACATTAATAAGCTCATAAAGATAGAAGATAATAAATTAATTATAAAAACACAATTAAAGGCAAGTTATTATATTCACATAACAAAAGAAAAAATTAATTTTTACTTTATCGTTCCTAAATTATTTTATTCTAAATTTAGAGTAAAATTTAAAGAAATTTGGAAATCAGTAGAAATAAAAGAAGTTAATTCTATACCAATTATAACTGGATCACAATATCAATTAATCTATAAAAATAAAGATTTTCTATCTACTTCTACAGATATGAGAAATAACGATTTGTTGTCAGCTAACTTGTCTGCTGTAGAATTATTACAAGATGGAGAAGAAGCTGGAATATTATATAATTTTCTTCCTACTTCAGAAAAACAATGCAATTATTTTAAATCCACTTGTCAGAAATTTATTAGAGAATATAAAAACACAAATGTAAAATACACATCAAATGCAATATCTAATTTAATTATTAAAATATTATCTTATAGTATAGATTTTATTAATTCGACTTTAAATTTTTTATTTGATGTAAAACAAGTGGATAAACAAATTAACTTTAATAAACTAAGTAACAATACAAATAAAAAGGCTACTTCTGATATATGTAAAACACAAATTATACTATCTAGTAAGGCTAAAACAACCAATAGGGAAAAATCTATTATAGATACAATATCAAATTCCTATTCAGTTATAGAAGATGACAATAAATTTATATGTAAGAAAATCAAACATAACATAAGAAACTTAAATACATCTATATATGAATGCGGTAATTTTATAGCACTTCCAGGAGCTGATATAATACAACAGTTTCCACAAATTAACCATAATAGAGTGTATAATAAAGATTTTCCTAAATGTCTAGCTACAGGGGATATATTAATTGGAAATTCTATAAAAAATATGCCTGTATATTACTCTACGGACAAAGAAATAAGTAGACTTGGAAGAGTATTAATTGGAGGTATGGGATGTGGTAAAACACATTATATGCAAAATCTAGCTAAATCTATAATAGCAAAAGGAGATGGCCTTGTCGTATTAGATATAATAAGAGATTGCAATTTAGCAGAATCCATTAAACAAGTAACTCCGAAAGATAGATTAATAGAAATAGATTGTAGTAACCATACACAATTACAAGGATTTTGCTATAACGAATTGATATGTAATAGTAGTGATAAGTATAGAAAATTAGCTAAATGTATGGAAAAAGGTACACAATTACACATTTTACTTAACACTATTAATTCTGATACTAAATTAACTCCTAGAATGTTACGTTATTTTTATGCTGCTTGTACCGTAGTATTTTATAAGAATATTAATGCTAGTTTTAAAGAAATAATAGAGGTGTTATTATATCCAGATACACGAAAAAATATTTTAGAAAGACTTACAGAAAACGAAAAAAAATTATTATCTGATGAAATTAAAGATTTATGTGACTTAAATAAAGTTAATAAGAATGGAACAATAGAAAATTATGATAGTAAAATAGACGGTATAATAGATAGAATAAGCATGTTAAAAACTAATCTATATACAAAACTAGCATATAATACACAAGGAAATAATAATATAGACTTTGTAAAAGCATTAGATCAAAATAAAGTGATTATTATAAAAGCTAGAGAAGAAGATTTTACCAATAGAAATATAAGAGATTTAATAGCTACTTTTTATTTATCAAAAGTATGGTTATCTAAACAAATAAAATCTGATACACGAACAGAAATATTTATAGATGAAATTAATTTATTTCCTGTTGCGCAAGTTATTCTTCAAGATATATTAACAGAATGTAGAAAATACTCTTTAATTCCTACAATAAGTCTACATTTTTTAGATCAATGCAGTAAAAAATGTAAGAATGCTATTTTAAGCAGTGGATGCAACTTTTTATTACTTGCTGGAGCAGATGTAAAGTGTTTTATTGAACTTAAGGAACTGTTTAATAAGGAAGGTTATGCAGAAACAGATTTATTAGAGCTTAAAAGA